TAATAGAGATCATCAAAGCTGTCAATGAGTACGACATACTCATCGAGAAAACAAGGCAAATGGGCATCTCGTGGATTAACCTAGCAATTTTTGTATGGATACTGCTGTACTCTAGAAGTAGGAATGGATTGCTTGGATCGCGTGCTGAAGAACTAGTAGAGAAGCCCGGAGACTCGAAAGCCTTAATGTGGCGTGTTGACTATTTGGTCGATAATCTTCCTGCGTGGATTAAGAAAGGATATGATTCGTCAAAGAACAGAGTCCGCAAACACATTGAGATGCCTGCGTCTGGATGTTCGATTGACGCTGAATCGACGACTCCGAATTTTGGTACAGGCGACCACAGGTTCTATGTCTTTTTGGACGAGTTCTCTAAGGTTCCCGATGGTGACGCGATGCTGGCCTCGACGCAGCCAGTAACAAAAAGCAGAATCATCAACGGGACTCCTTACGGTATCAATAACTCTTTTTATGAATTAACGCATCATTCCAGTATCAAAAAGTTGCGGTATCATTGGACTGTCCATCCAGTGTATGCGAAAGGACTATATCACAAAGAGAATGGAGAATATGTAGCCGACGATGCTGAATACTGGGCTGGGGTAGAAAATCCGAAAGAGAAGATGGAAGAGTATGACGCCATGATTGTTGGTCGTGGTGTTCCGCTTCCAGATAGCAAGAAACGCTCTCCGTGGTATGCAAACGAGTGTGCTCGTGCGAAATCCGCCGCATTAGTGGCCCAGGAGTATGATATAGATTATCTCGGGTCTGGCGGTCAGTATTTTGATCCGATACAGGTGCAGGAAACGATTACCAAGTACGCAAGACCGCCTCTGCTTATAGGAGATTTAGAATATGACCATCAAACAGGTGACCCAATTAGATTCAGGGAGAATCCTCGTGGAAGGCTCAAGTTGTGGTTTTTGCTCGACAAATCAGGGAAGCCAAGTATCGAACATAGAAGTGCATTGGGTTGCGATATATCCTCTGGAACAGGGGCTAGCAATTCTACGGGGTGCGGTTGGGATAAAGTAACATGTGAAAAATTATGCGAGTATGCAAACCCTCGAATAAGGCCGGAAGAGTTTGCTTTGCAGATGGTTGCCTTGGGCAAGTGGCTTGGAAATTCCCAGATGATTTGGGAGGCTCGTGGCCCAGGTTTGAATTTCGGTGCAAAGGTAATTGAGCTAAATTATGGAAACGTCTACTTGCGAAAAAACGATGCGTCAATTGTTGGAAAAGTTTCCGACATACCAGGGTGGGCACCTGGTAAGGATTCAAAATCAGTATTACTTGGTAACTATCGGGACATACTTGAAACCGCCGAATGTGTCAACTGTAGCCGAGAGGCTCTTGAGGAATGCCTGGAATACATCTACGGACCAGATGGGTCTCCGGTACACAGTAAGTCAGTAAACAAAGATGACCCATCAGGTGCGAAAGATAACCACGGTGATCGAGTAATAGGGGATGCATTGGCCTGGAAACTGCTAACCTACATCAGCAAAAATCCAGATGAGCAGAAACCAGAGATCAAGTATGGGTCGCTGGCGTGGCGGAACAAAATACGTGCAGAGCAAATTAAAGCTAAAGTACATGAACTCTCAGAAGATTGGAGAAAGTAAATGGAATTTTTGAGCAAAACCAAAATTGATAGACTTAATGCTGCCATCGACTGGTCGGTCAAGCAGCTTGAGGTTCCTAGGGCCAAGAGAGTTTCAGCAGTCAAAGAGCTAGTCGGTAAGCACTATACAGCCAATGGAAGCTCTGACATCATGCCAGTAAATGCTGTAAAGCTGGCAGTAGACGTTTATGTGCGGTACTTGGCAGCACGTAATCCTCGTTGCATGATGTCTGCCAAGTATGCGGCGTATGCCCCAGTAGCCAAGAGTTTCGAGCTTGCAGTAAATCAGATTCCAGACGAAATAAATCTCAGTAGGACACTTAGACAGATCGTGACTGAATCACTGATTTCTCCAATGGGGATTGCCAAATGCGGTTTGCACACTACTGGCAGCATACTCGGCTATAGCTATGGAGAATCGTTCGTCGATTGCATTACGCTGGATAATTACTTCTGTGATTTGTCAGCAAAGACCGAAGATCAGATTCAATTCGAGGGCAACGACTACTGGATGGAATTTGAAGATTTTGAGGAGTGGATCGAGGCGAAATATCGCAAAGATGTCAAGTTCGACGCCTACGACGTAGTTGGTGCAAACGGGGAAGTACAGGCCAATTCGCTAACAGCAAACAGCACTGCTGATGTATACCGCGAAAGAATATGGTTACGTGATGTGTGGATGCCTAAAGAGCGTAAGTTAATAACCTATGGTGTGAAGAGCCAGAAACAGTTTAATGTTGTCGAGTATGAATCAGATATGCCTGATCCGTACATCAAGCTCTGGTATACCTACGTGCCCGGCAATTTGCTGGCCTTGCCGCCTATTGCCTCTTGGCGCGATCTCAATGAGCTTTCTAATGCGCTGTTCCGAAAACTAGGGGCGTCGGCAGATGCCTACAAAGAAGTGCTTAATTTTGCAGGTGGGGACGATGCAGGAGTAAATGCATTCAAGAATGCCAAGCATGGAGATGGCATAAATGCAGGCGGTATGCGGCAGCCAGAGAAGTGGTCAGCAGGTGGAGTACATGCTCCGTCTCTGGCATTCCAGCAGGTTGTAAAAGAGCTACAGTCTTACTACATGGGATCACTAGACAGCCTTGGCGGCTTGGCACCCATGTCAGCTACTATTGGGCAGGATCGCCTACTGGCCGAGGCTGCCGGTGCTCAGGTGCGGGATATGTCAGATCAAGTTATTGACTTTGTACGCAAGATTTTCAAGGCTCTTGCATATTATGAGTGGACTAACCCGATTAAGACGCGAACCATTAAGAAGGATATTGCTGGCACGCTTATTGATGTTGAGTGGAATCAAGACTCTAAGCAGGGTGATTTCAGCTACTACGACGTAGACATAGACGTTCATAAGATGCAAGATGATTCACCCAGTCTGCGATTGCAGAAGCTCGGCGTTGTCATGCAGCAGTATGTACTGCCGCTTATGCCTGCGATACAGCAAATGGGCGGCTACCTTGACGTAGAGACTCTGGTTAAGACCGTTTCTCAGTATGCAAACTTGCCCGAATTGCAAACTATCGTAACATTCCCCGACGACCCCACTCCGCAGTCTAAATCTACTGGTTCGACACAGCAGTACATAGGGGCGTCGAAATCTCCACAAGGCGGTGAGTCGCAAGGAGTTGAGTCTGGCGGTGCTTCCTCAGACATGATAGCACAGTTGATGGCGTCGGGGGAGTAGTTGACATTTCGTCGAAAGTATGATATAATATACTTATATGTCTAAGTTTTTTCATTATGATAAATCTACTGGACAAGTAGTCGAGGGACGCGCCCCGCTAGAGGAGCGTACAGGCGATTGGCCTGCGTTAGAATGCTGTGCGTCTGGAGTACATGCCAGTCAGGCACAGGAATTGCGAGATTTTTTTAGGTCACGAGGCGAGAGTATAGAAGTGTCGAATGATGGAAATCCTGTCTACACTTCCCCCGGACAGCGTAGACGTTGCCTTAAGATGCGTGGTATGTACGATAGAAATGATTTTTGCTAAAGGAGAGAGATATGCCGCTTAGTGACGATTTTATTCAAGAGATTGAAACTGCCGCTACCGAAGCACTAAAAAGCGACGAGGTGGAAAAAGATGATAAGGCTGCTGCTGAGACAACCGATGATGTGGGAACAGAAACAGTCACTAGCGAAAATGGAGATACTGGAGCAGCAGCTGCAGATGGCGGAGACTCAACTACAACTGAGGAAGGTGGCGCTGGAGGCGGAGGCGGAGAATCTACTGAAACTGATGCAACTGCAAAACCAGGAAACACTGAGACTAGGCCTACCATTAGTGACGCTGCGCTAACTGAGGCAGTCAGGCACGGCATCCCGCTTGAAGATGCGAGGCTGTTTCCTAACGAGTCTGCACTTGGTAGGGCAATTCAGGCAGTACGAAGTTCAATTGAAAAGCTAGCTCCGAAAGAAGAAAAGAAGGAAGTTGTCGAGGAAGAGGATCAGCTTGCTAAACTTCTTGAGTCGAATAAAGACGAGTATGACGATGCCGTAAAGGCTGTACTAGAGGCTGTGATTGCTGATAGGAAAAAGCAACAAGAGCGGGTAAAAGAGCTAGAGGCTAGGTACGAGAAGTACAATGAAAACTCTGAGTATGTACGACAGCAGGCAGTACAAAAAGAGGTAGGAGCTTGGTTTGATTCCCAAGTAGTTGCGTTGGGCGACGACTTCAAGGAGGTACTTGGTGTCGGGAGCACGGATGCTCTTTTGCCTAATAGTCCGCAATCTGCCAAACGTGCGGCTATAGCAGATCAGGCAGCGGTTATGTTTGCCGGGTATACCGCTATGGGCAAGGCAGACATCAACCGGGACGAAGTTTTTAAGGCGGCTGCTAAAATAGTTTTGGCGGATGAGTACGCTAAAATTTCGGAAAAGAAATTGACCGCTAATTTGCAAAAACGCAGCAAACAGCATATACAACGAGCAGGCGGCAAGACTGGCGGCAAGGCTGACGATAGCAGTGCGGATGAGGCTATTAAATTGCTGCGTGATAAATTTGGAATTAAGTAATTTCCCAGCATAGCTGGATGCCCGGTGATTCGTCCCGGATGACGCGGCGTTAATAAAAAACAGGAATCTAAACGAGAAAGGAATCTCACTATGGGATTGGCATACTCTGATATTGCCGATGCTGTGAATCTGACGCAAGAAACGTACATCAAGCGCGGTTCGTGGCTCGATTTGACAAGTGACTTGCAGGATCACGTCGCGGTTCGGGAATTGTGGGAAAAGCGTGCGTCGGCGTTTGCTGATGGCGACGATTGGCGCTTTACTATCCAATTTGACCACAACCATTCGTACAAAGCTGTTGAAATGTACGAAACGGATAGCTCGGTCATGGT